GCAGGCACCTGCTGTTCCTCTGCGACCGCTTCCACGGCTTCAGCCTCGGCGACTTTCTCATCATAGGCGGGATTGTCCTCTCCCCTTTGTTGCTTTGGTTGTTCCGGCCTGAGGACGGCGCAAAGCTGCTTGATGGTAGATCAGTAAAAAACCCCTAAATCCAGCGATTTCCAACGACAAGTAGGTTCATTGACTTCGGTTTCCTTTCCATAGGAGGAGACCGTGCCGACCACCCTGCCCATCCCGAATCTGGTAGCGCCGGTTGCGACGCCGACCACGGCACCGCGATTCAGGAGTGCCCTCTTGGCGGCGACCCCCAAACCTGGTTTGGTTCAGGAGGTTAGGGACCTCAGCCGCATCTATGCCGACATCGCCATGGAGTGGCGCGAGACAACGGACGACGAGTCGCGCTACCAATCAGCAGAGGAGAGGATAAGAGAACTCCTTTTGGGCGCGAAGGGTATCGCCGACCAGCTTTCCCGAAGGGACTTGCAGCGCGAGGTTGAGTTTGCCTTCCACGACTTCGACACCGCCGTCCTCTACTCGGGGAGTGATCTCGCGATGACGAACATGTACATCAGCTATGCACTCCTCAAAATCCACGGGATCATCGAGTCGGCGTCGCAAGAGGTCGGTAGGAAGTCCAAGCTGGGTTACGGCTACGACATCAGCGGCGAGGTCCAGCGCGGGGGCGGCACGAGCGGCGAGGGCAGGCACCTTTGGGACACCGGCAATTCCCCGAAGCACGACCACACCCAGAACAATCCGGCAAATATGCTGATTGATGCTGAGGCGGAATCGGATTACCCCGAGCTTGCCAAGTTCAAGCATAAAAGAGTCCACTGGCCGCCGAGGATTAGGTAAAATAATATGGCCCCTGTCCAGATTTGTGTGTTCAACCCAGTCACGACGTTCATCGACCAAGTGACGGCGGCGTCCGTCGGGCCAGGCATCGCCGGGCAGCCCGTGGTTCTCAACTCGCTGGGTTTCCTAGACTCGTCCCTTTTCGGTCAAGGCGTCATCGCCACTGCGGGGCAGAACCTCAGCCCCGGAAACCTTGTCAACTTGTACAGTCAGTCCGGAACGCTCCACGCTCAACTCGCCTATGCTGCCGATGCGGGGACGGCACCGTCCGGTGCTGCCTACCCGCGCCCGGCATCGGGTTTCGTGTCGTCCCAGATTTTCACCGGGGGCACCGGCGCTGTGTCATTCATCGGCACATTCGTCTACATCGACGGGAACGCCGAGTTCGGCGTTAACGACATCGGCACTATCGTGTTCCTGTCGCCGGTCACGCCGGGCGGCGTCACCAAGACCGCGCCGACTGTGGGAAGCCCGCCACCCGGTCAGCTTGACCAGTCGGTCGGCTACGTCGTCGGCTTCGCCGCGCCGAACAAGGTCACCGTCGCCTTCAGCGCGGCGTTCCTCGATTTCACGCAGATCAACGGAATCCTTCCGATCAGCAAGGGCGGCACAAACGCCGTGACAGCGCCCGCCGCGCTGATCAACCTCATCGGCGGTTCGCCCGCCTCGGGCGACGCGTTGGTCTGGAATGGCACTGCGTGGGTTCCGGACGTCCTCCCGGTCATTGGGGGAGGCACCGGAGCGACGACGGGTGCTGCGGCTCTCATCAACCTCATCGGCGGCTCGCCCGCGTCGGGTGACGCACTGGTCTGGAGCGGCACCGCGTGGGTTCCAAGCGCAAGCTCCGCGATCACAGGCACCATCACAGCGGGGCAAGTGGCGTTCGGCGCGGCGACCGCGAACACGATTTCTGGGAGCGCGAATTTCACGTTTAATTCCGGCAATGTCACACTTACGGGCGGACAAGTCCTCGTCCCATCAGGCTCCGTCAGCGCTCCGTCCTACACATTCACCGGCACCTCGGGCATGTACCCGCAGTCAGGAGTCGGGTCTCCTCCCGCTCGCGGCATCGGCTTCGCGATAGAGGGCGTCAATGCATTCTCCATCTACGACAACGAGGTGATCGTCCCCACGTCACTCGCTGTCAACGGGGCCGAGACCATTACCACCCCGGACGGCGTCGTGCAACTCAACCTCGTCAACAGTGGTGCCCCCGCCGGAAACTACCTGCGGCTGAAGTGCGACGGATCGGGGCAAGGCTCGATCCAGAGCGCCATCGGCGGACCGGGCGTTAGCTGCGAAATAGACTTCAACTCGGGGGCGCTTCTGGCTCTGACAGGCTCGGGAGTGGTCATAACCACCGACACCGATGTCGCATTCAAAGTCAACGGCTCGCCGAACCCCGCGTTCGACCTCATCTGCTCGGACGCTGTCCTCACTATCGGTGGACCCCACACGGTGCTGTCGATGCTCGGCGCGTCGGGGGTCCTGCAACTGAACGGGCAGGTCTCTGGCTCGGCGAGCATCAGCGTCGCCAGCGCGGCGGGAACTCCGGCTACGCTTCTGCTGCCCATTACGACAGGTTTGGCAAGCCAAGCCCTGGTCACGGACGGAAACAACCCGCAGCAGACAAGCTGGGGCAACCCCATCTTCACCTCGGGTTCCGCTGGTGCGCCCTCTATCGCGTTCATCGGCGCGGCGGGCACGGGCATGTACCTGCTGTCTACCATAGGCTCCCCGCCATCCTTCGAGCTTGGCATCTCGGTCAACGGAGTGCTCCAGTTCGCGGTTGAGGATGACGGAGTCGCGGTCACGGGGCACCTGAACACCTCGGCAGCAAACGGAGACCTGAGCGGAAACATTTCATCCGTAGGCGGAACCACCGTGTCCAAGGTGTTCGCGGTATCATTTACTCAGACGCCTGTGGTTGTCGTGACCCCGACCACGAATGCCGGTGCTTTCTACCTCTCTTCGGTCTCAAACACGGGGTTCACGGTCACTTACGCCAACACGGGTGCGCAGACATTTAATTACATGGTCATCGGTAATCCGAACTGATCCTGTAGTATTATGTCTTAGGGCGCAATTCGTCGGGTTTTGACCCCTAATTAAACGCAAAGTGCTGAAAACAAAAGGTGTACAACTGGACGTTTTCGCCCATCTCCTTGTATACTAGGGGTGGAGGGAACGTGGCAGACAGCATAGTCCAGATCGAACCCACCAAAAACCTCACAACAGAGCGTTCGACCAACCTGCGCGACCATTTTCCGTTCGCCGAGGTGCGCGGCAACCAAGGCCCTACGCTCGACAAGCTGGCGAAGTGGAACCAGTCTTCTGAAAAATTCTTTATCCTAGAGGGCCCGACGGGCTTCGGCAAGTCGCCTGTTGACATCTGCGAGGCGTCTTATGCGAAGACAATGCCAAGCTACGGGCAGTACCAACCGGGCGCGTATATCCTGACCCCGCAGAAGACCCTCGCCGAGCAGTACATGCGCGACTTCTCCTCGATGGGATTGGTCGAACTGAAGGGCCGCTCTAACTACCCGTGCAGTAAGTGGACTCAGATCACCGGGGAGCCGGTGGACTGCGAAGTGGGCGCGGCTCTCGACGAGTCGGAAGAAGAAAAGTGCGGCTGCTGCCCATATCGCATCGACAAAGACATCTTTATGTCGAAGCCCTTTGGCACGACGAATTTCGCGTACTACCTGAACGAGACGAACCACGCCGGGCAGTTGCAGAACCGCAACATGCTGATATTGGACGAGGGGCACAACACCGAAGACCAGATTCTTTCCCTGACCGACACGATCATCAAGCAAAGCCGCTGCGACGATTACGGTGCTGGCAAATTGCCTGTCTTCGACTCTGGTGATAACGAGAAAGTCCTGATGTGGCTCGACAACACGTTCGTCCCCGCCGCGAACGCTCACTATAGCAAGCTGGCGAAGTCCTTCCGTGAAGCACGCGACGAGGATCGTGTCAAGATTCTGCGCAAGCAGAAGGCTTTGGAGAAGTTCCTTGTACGCATCAACATGTTCCGCAACTCCGCCGATCCCGGCGAATGGTTCGCATGGTCCGACGTGCAGGAATACAGGGGCAAGGTCACCGGAACGGGCGATCTGTACATCAAGCCGCTCACTGCCCGGCTCTTCGCCGACAGCATGCTTTTTTCGAAGGCGCAGAAGGTGCTGATCACTTCCGCGACTATCCTCGATTTCGAGACATTCATGCGTAACCTCGGCATCGCCCGAGATGACGCGCAGATTCTCGCCGTCGATTCCGAGTTCCCTGTTGAGAACCGTCCGATCTTCTACCGCCCTTGCGGCAGCATGTCGTACAACAACGGCCGCAAGAGCGACCACATCGACAGGACGCTGCCCCTGATGGCGGTCGAGATCGAGGCGCTGCTCACCCGCTACATCGCGAAGAAGGGCATCATCCACACCAACAGCTATAAGGTGAACAGGTACATCGTGAATTATCTGATGAGCACGAGCCACGCCTTCCGCATCATCACGCACGATAACTCGAAGGGCGCACGCGAGGCGGCACAAGCACAGCATATGACTTCCAAGGAGCCGACTGTGCTTATCTCGCCTTCCATGACCGAGGGCCTGGACCTGAAAGACGACCTCAGCCGCTTCCAGATCGTCTGCAAGGTCCCGTATCCGGCGCTAGACCCCTACGTCCGCGCACGCATGAAGCGAGACCCTAGTTGGTATTCTTGGCAGACGGGGCTAAAGCTGGTGCAGGGCACGGGGCGCAGCATCCGTAGCAAGATCGACCGCGCTCACACCTACATCCTTGACTCCGATTTTGCCGATTTCATCCAGAGGAATAACCGCACGATGCCAAAATGGTGGGTAGATTCCATCATTTGGGGGTAGCTCGTCTACTCACAGATATTTTTCCTTTGTGAGCCGCAGACAGTACCCTACCTTCTATGCTTTTGGAAAGACGGCGGCAAAACTCAGCTTTTGGGATAGCCTGTTTCCCGGCAGCTAATCGTATCTGAGCGGCGTGTTTTTGCTCAGGTGTCCATACCCGTCTTCGATTGGCCTCAGCAACGGATGTAGCAACTGCGGTTTTCCACTTGTTGCGAAGTGTTGAGTCTGTCTTGATGCGGCTGTGGAGCTTTTTTATGTTCTTGACGCTTCGCCGCTTCGTGATTTCTGGCTGAGCGTTGATCCAATCGAATCCTCCGTTACCGCCCTGCCGCAGATTGTAACAAAACAGGTCAGCCTTCGCCGCCTCAACTAGCTCAAACTCTTTGGCGAACGCCTCCGCACTCGTGTTGAAGATGAAGAGAACGTCTTTTTTGAAGTTAGCTCTACCGCGCTTGGCTACAGCCCGCATAAATAGCTTGCCAGACCCAAGGTACGAATCGTTGGGGTTGTTCGTTTTGTGAACGCCGATATAGTAGCGTCCGTTGGTGAAATCTGTTGTTTTGTAGACGGTATAAAGCATTGTTCCCTCTACATAGAGAGGTTGAAAGCCATATTAAGTACCAATGGCAGACTTTAATAGGGTAAGTAGTTGAAAAAACGATACTTGCTAGTGGACAAAATACCATCATCGGCTGTATACTACGGATGGAGGCAACGATGATCAAAGCATTTGACAAGCAAAACCTGAAAACGCTTCGAGCCGACATCGACGCCGCGTTCAGAATCATCAGCCAAAAGCACGGTGTCTCGTTGTCTATTGGCACCATCCGCTATGACCCCACTGCCAACACGGCAACTGCCCGGCTCACGATGGTCGCCACGGGCGATGCGAACACCGCCACCGATCCCCGCGCCGTCGCCGCTGCTAAGGCACAAGCCGAGTTCAAAATTTTTGCTTCGTCCTTCGGACTCAAGCCCGAGCAGTACGACGCGATCTTCAAGGCTGGCGGCAACACCTACAAGTTGGTTGGTTTGAACCCTCGCGCCCGAAAGAATCCTATTCACGGCACCGACGTCCGTACCGGCAAGACCTACATTTTCCCCGAGCGCGTCATTGCTTCGCTCCAAAGCGCCGAGCACAAGAAGCTTTTCGGCATCGGAACGCCCGTGTCTGGCATGTGCTCGAACGACAACGCCTACGACGAGAAGTTCAACCCTATTGGCAAGTGCAACCGTCCGGCGACCACGACCCGCACAGACGGCTTTCCTGTTCGGACGCAATCTTATTGCGAACAGTGCGCCAGCATAATCGACGAGGCGCGTGCGGAAGCGCGTGCAGAAGCGCGGATGTCCTGATGCGCGACTTGGACGTAGCGTCGGGAGTCTCCCTTTACGTGTTCTTTTGCGCCTGCCTGTTCGCGGCGTATTTCGCCGCCAGGCTGATAGCGTCGCGTCGCCAGACCAAGTAGAGAAGCGAACAATGACGGACAACTACAAATCGGAGAATTTGCGCTGGCGGGTCATCCACCCCACCGAGCGCCGTATCCGCGACCTCTCCCTCGCCCCGAAGCGCCGGGTAACCGACGCCAAGGCGGTCAAAGCGGAGAAGGTTGACCGTGTCAGCCTGCGAGAACTGGAACTGCTTGACCTGATCGACGGGCACATCGCTCGGCTCCGCGACAACAAAGATTGAGTTTACCCTGCGTTACCTCCACTGAGCGCTCCGGTCTAAGAGCCGGGGCGCTCTTTTTTGCGTATTAGACCTGCATGCTGACCCACCGCCAGCGCAAACGGCTCCCGAAGCCCAAGGACATAGCCCTGATGTGGCGTGCCCTACAAGGCTCCGTGCCCATGCACGCAAAGCCGTGCCACGGCCTGCGCGAGTCGTACCGGGGGGTTGTCAACTACAGAATCGCATCGTCCACCAACGATAAGCAGTGGACGGTGGATGTCTATCGCGGCGAGTACTTTGTGGTCACCGCACGCGGCTTTACTCAACCCTGCCCTTCCGTTCCTTCTGCTATCGGACATCTGAGACGTATGTTAGGATTGAAGGATGTACATCGAACGAATACCAAAGCACGTCCCTAAAGAGATGCTGCCCGGCCTGAAGATGGGCACGTTGGTCAAGACCCGTCTCAACGATTACTCGCAGGAAAATGACAGCTTTGAGTCAAGGCCTCTCCCGGCTGGCTCTGTGGGCAGGGTGAAGAGGATTTGGGATTTTGGCCCGCTCGCTGGGCGCGGCGGTCGCCGCTTCTACTGCGAGGTCAAGTTCGAGGGGCATCCCGTCACCAGTTTCTACTCGGAAGAGCTTGCCAAGGTGCGCGTCTGATGGCGAAGAAGCGAAAGCAGAAGCACGTCGGTCTCAGTCCCGTCGTCCCGATCAACTCCAAGGAGGAATTGGAGAAGGTACTCGCGATCCAGAAAGCCGTGTCCGACCGGGCACGGATCGAACTGGTGAGCGAATCACCCGCGCCAACGACGCCCTCGGAGTTCGTCGAGTTCGCCGCGAAAACGCTAGAGAAGTACGCACGCTACCCCACCCTGACCGAGTACCAGTTCACCCCAAACCTCGCAGACAGCGAGAAGTGGGGTGCGACGTTCGGCGTCACTGCGCTCATCGGTGCTCTGGTGCTCAACCACGCCCGGCAGATGATGGGTGTGCGGTCGGACTTGCGGCTGGAGTATTTGCGCTTCCTGGATACCCTCGCGGAGCCGGGTAGGGGCAGCATCGACATGAATGCGCTCATCCGCGTGTTCGCGGTATTGTCCGAAAGTTACGGTATTGTTTGGACAGCCGAGGAGCAGCTTTCGCTGACCGTCGCTGGGAAGCGAGTATATCTGCACATGCTGGACGCCGCGAAGTTCGTGGAAGAGGTGTCCAAGGCTGCGCAGAGGTATCGGGTCTGCAAGACCTGCTTGGGCGAGGGGGCAGTGGGGCAAGCCGATGAGGGCACGTTGGCCCCGTGCCCCGACTGCGCGGCTGACCATGAGTGACGAATACAAGCTCGCGAAACTGAAGACCGACCTGGCGGAACTCATCCTTCACTGGGAGAAGCTGGCGGCGCACGCGAAGCAGCAGCCACTCCCGCGCAAAATCATCACCGACTTAGCGGATGAGTTGAGACGGGTCGTGGCCCGGAACCAATGAGAAGAATCTACCTAGCCGCGCCGTTCGAATGGATAGACCGCATGAAGGCCTACGCGGAGCAGCTTCGCGCCCTCGGCTTCGAGGTCACGTCCCGCTGGCTGGACGAGCAGGATAAGGGCGGCGACACCGACCTCACCGATGCGGACGGCAGCACCCAGCTCGACAAGACCGAGCTTGCGATACAGTTCGCAGTGCGTGACATTCGCAATATCCTCAGCGCTGACACCGTCGTCGAGTTCAACCCCGGCAAGGCGCTCGTGCGCAACACGCGTCTGGCGGAGTTCGGCGGGGCGCTGTTCCTCGGCAAGCAGTGTATCGTTATCGGTCCAAAGCACAAAAACCGGATCGACACTATCTTTGCCCTCCTCGGCGAAGGCTCCATCCCAGCGGACTTGGCAACTGCGGGGATTAAACCCGTTAAGCATTACGATACGTGGGAAAGTTTCCTTGAGTTCGCCGTGACGGAGGCTCCCAAGAAAAATGTTATTCCTGCCGCATGACCTGACGACCAAGACTGCCTGTCTCGCTATCAGCATGACAATGGCCGTCTTCATGTACATTCCCCTGTTCAGACGGTTCGCAAGGCGGCACCACACCCGCGATCTCTCAAAGACCTTTTGTTGGCTCAACTTTGCGGTGCAAATGAACAACGGCGTACTCGCGGCCTCGGAGCACGCGCCCTTCCTTGTCTTCTGGTATGTCGTGCAATCCCTGGCTACCGGGGTAACCCTATGGTTGGTCTACAGATATTGGAACTTCCCCTCCCCGAAGTAGCCCAAAATGTCTGCTACCGGAACCTTCATAGGAGGCATTTCCATGGCAATGTACATTGGTATTCCAGCCGTTATCAGCGCGGTGGCGACCTGGTCCCACGCGGCGGTGGCGGTGATCGGCGCTTTGGCGCACAAAATCTGGTCCAAGCTCGTCGGAGCCGAAAAGGCCGCGAAGGCCGAGATCGCCAAGCTTGAAAACGAAATCAAGTCGAAGGTCTAACCTTTCGACATTCCCAACCAGGAAAACCCCGCCACGCGGGGTTTTTCGTGTTTGCAGTAGTATTATATCTGTGTGGCTGAGACGCTCACAGAATACCCGACCATCCCGCTTCTCCTTGAGCGGGTGCCGAAAAGGCACAACGTCCTGATCGGCAACGATCCCGCCCAGATACGCTTCGCCGAGCAGTTCCTATCCATGCACCACGGCGTCCCCATAAAGCACGAGCAGGTTCCCGAGGTGCGCGACGAAATGCTGCTAGGCAGAGACGAGCCAACGCTCTATCTCGTGGATGTCGCTCAGCAGGTTGATTTGTCCCCAGCCGTCAAATCCAAGACCGGGGTATGGTCGCTTGACCTGATCGAAAAGGGAAGCGCGGGGATCAACGCCATCATCCGGTATGCTGTCAAATTGCTTGGTATTGAGAAGCCGCCTAAGGATGTTATAACGAAGATCGGTTACGAACTTGTCAAAGACAGCGATTCATTTAGTAAACGCTATCTTTTGACCGACATCCGCGCAGCCGTGTGGCATGCAGTCTGGCTCCTGTCAGGTCCGGTGACCGAATGGTCCTCATGGATCGCGCCGTGGGAGAACTGGATGACGTGGTTCCGAGGCGTAGACCCCCATTTTCGCCTCAATTCGCTGTACTGGACGCTTGTGATGTGGGTCTTCGCCTCGACGGGCGACGAGCGCGGGTTCCGCAAGACCGGGGGAAGCTGGGACTCCAGGCGGTTCCAGAAGCTCTCGGCGCTCCGGCTTCCGAGAGACAAGGTCTATAGCACCCTCGTGGAGCTTTCGGCGTGGCGGGCGCACGGCTACGATCCCTACGTGTGCGCAATAAAAATCTTGAAAATATGGGAGACCCGGTAGCCGCCCCGTTTTCTCTTTGTTTCCGCGAGAATGCGGTATTACATGCAGAGGGGACAATGTCAACAGGAAAATCCAAGGTTGGCCGCGAAGAATTGGTTGCCAGGGTACAGCAAGCGCTCTCCCTGACGACCAAGAAAGAAGCTGAGAACGTCATTGGCACGGTGATCTCGGCCCTTGAGGCGACTCTTCTCGCGAACCTCGCCACTGACAAGTTCTCGTTAAAGCTCAATTCCTTCGGAAAATTCACAGTGCGCCACAAACCCGGTATTTATCGGAAGATACCATTCACCGGGGAGACGAAGATGACTAGCGCAAAGCGCAAAGTCAAGTTCGTGACGCTCGGCGAGCTTCGGAAGAAGGAAGCAGTACCAAATACACAGGAGAACAACTGACACCATGGCAATGCAAACATTTGACGAAGACTTCGATACCCTACCAGCGACACCTAAGATCACGGCAGCAACAGCAGCACCAGCACCCGCTCCGGCAGCGAGTGCGCCTAAGCAAGCAGCAACGGCGGCCCCGAAGCAAACGGCCGTCGAGGAAGATTCTCCCAAGGTAAGCGACAACGAGAGCCTCGATACCGACTTCGACGACGAGAAGGTATACGCTCGCCCTGGACAGCTTGAGCAGTGCCGTCCCGACAAAGGTAAGGCTGCACGCTTCGCGTTCGTCCCGAAGGAGTGGGTCGCTCCGCAGACCGCCAAGTCCCACTTCGTGAAGACGGGGGTAGGCAAGGAGCAAAAGCAAATCCGCGTCCGCTGCCTCACTCCGATGGGCAACGAACCCGAGCAGGCATATTGCTGCACCGCCCTCGAACAAGATGGTGATGTCAACGTGATCGCGCTCGTCGTGCGCTACACCAACGCCGACCCGGTCACGGGCAAGTACGAGAAGGACGCCAACGGCGTCTTCCCCCCGGTTGAGGTCGCTCTTCAGTTCGTGCGCTTGTCGCAGTTCAACATGCGCCAGATCAAGAAGCTTCCCGACGAGGACTCCAACCCGTTCAAGATCGACATCGTTATGACTCATGCTGAGGGCCGCGCCTTCGGCTACGAATTCAACCGCAAGTCCAACACGCCGCGCTGGACGCTTGACCCCCAGGTCGCGGCGGCAGTCAAGACGGCCGCGCAGCGCTTCCTCGACGGCAAGGCGCTCCGCTCCAAGCTTGGCCAGAAGATGAACGAAATCGAGTGGAAGGCCTTGCTCTCCGGCAAGAGTGTCGGCAGCGACGCAACCCTCGGCAACGTAGAGGAACTCTGATGTCACGGATCGTCACACGAGAAGAGTTCGACAAGGCAGCCGAGGCGGTTTGGTCTGAAATTGAATACCAAAATACCCTACCCCGGCGCACGGAGGACGAGGCAAAGGAGCCTGCTGGCTTTTTCACTCTCGGTGAGGTTTACCTTCGACGCGGCGAAGATGCGTGGGCCGACAACGCTGGCACGGAAGCCTGTCTTCCAGGCCTGCGCAAGCTCGCGGCTATCTTCACTCGTGGCATGATCTATTGTGGCATTCGCTCCCGAACTGCCACAGCCGGAAAGTAATTTTAGAGTTTGATTTATGCTCATTTGCGGAATTGACTTCGAGACTACAGGGCTTAATATCCCGACCATCGGCGTTACTGAGGTCGGGATGGTGCTTTGGTGTACAGAGTTAAATGCCCCCATTAAGCTCTTTGGCACGCTGGTTGACCCTGCATCGTACGCGGTGTGGGAGCCGGGTGTCGAGAAGATCAACAACCTTACGCCACAGGTCTGTTCCCAGTTCGGCATGGAGGATGAGCGGGCGCTTAAGTCCGTGCTTTCATGGTATGGCAATGCCGATATCGCGTGTGCCCACAACGGCAACAGTTTCGACAAGCCTTTGCTTGAAGCGTGGGCGGCCCGGTACGGCCTCGATGCGCAGAAGAGCAAGCTTTGGATCGACACGAGGGCCGACATCGAGCGCTCACCCCGCGACAGTAGCCGCCTCGGGTACATGGCGGCAGACCACGGCTTTATCAACCCGTTCCCCCACCGTGCTATGTTCGACGTTATGACCATGCTCACGATCTTAATGGCCCCGGATGTATCGAAAGCACCACCCAAGTACGATCTCAATACGATTCAGGAGATCGCGAAGTCGCCGTTTCGCATTGTTAAGGCTCTGGTTAGCTTCGACCAGAATCAGTTGGCGAAGGCTCGCGGCTACCATGCGTTTTATGAGAACGGAAAGTTCGTGCGCTGGGAATTAGAGGTCAAAGAGTGCAACCTTGAGAAGGAACGCGAGGCGGCTCGCGCTACGGGGTTCGAAATAGAGGTAATTCGATAAACTGATGGGGCGTATTCGTTTTTTGAATTTACCAGTTATAGGAAAAAAACAGCTATCGAACCCCCTAACCAAGTGGTAGTATTAAGTCACAAGGTGCCCGTGACGCGGGTTATAATGCGGGGGAATATGTGGTTCAAAAAGTTGCTGCTTGCTGCTTTGGTACTTTTTCTTGCCGGGACGGCGTCCGCCCAATCCCAGCCGTCTCAGTCTGCCCAGTTGCCGTTCTTCTTTCCCAAGGGCTTCTACCAGACCTCGGACCCCCTCAAGCAAAGGGAGGAGTATGTCCGCTGGCTGAACAGCACGTGGAACTGCAACCAGGGCGGCGCTATGGGGGGGACGATCCCCGGCTCGGACAGCATCCGCATCAAGACCGACGTGGTCAGCACCGACAGCGTCACCGAGAACCCCGCCAAGATGACAACGGTCTTCGACCACTACATCAAGCAGGCTGACGGAAGCGTCCGCTACACCGACATGTGCCACACCGAGATTCTCACGCCGGAGCAGTTTAAGGTGGTTTCCGACGGCTTGCAGAAGCAGGCCGTTGACGCGGCTCAACGCGATTACGATTTCTACGTCATCATCTACGACAAGAGCGTCGAAGCCCGCGCCGCCAAGCTGGGCGTGTCCAAGGCGGAGCTTACCAAGTCCCTCGACGAGAAGGTGCCCGGATACAACGTGACATGGCGCGAGGTTCACCGCATACCGAAGCCAATGCACCCATCCGATTTCGTGCCCCGCGAGCTTCATCTCGGCTTCAACCCGCCGCTCGGGGGAATCCTCGGCGTCACGTGGCTCAACACCGGCGTCATCTACTACAATCCCGACGCCTGGATCACCGACGCCCTCAACGGCATCCCGAAGGTCATGCAGCACGAGGAGGTCCACGGCAACATCAACCTCCAGAAGTGGCCTCTGTCGGAGGCGTTCGACGTCGAGCTTATCGCCAGCATCCCCGAGATGCTCTACAAGGAAAACCAGACCGATTTCCCGTCGCACGGTTACGCGAAGGACATCCGCGAACTTGCCCAGATTTACTACGGCATGGACTGGGCTGAGATGCAGAAGCAGATCGTGAAGTTCGACTTCGCGGGAAACATTGTCTACGACGACGAGAAGTACCTGTACTACTACAAGCAGATCGACCAGATCAAGGCGGAGATGCTGAAGTTCTTCGTCGATGTCACCATACCTGAGTTCGAGTCCGACCCGGTCTGGTGGAGCGCCATTAACGACATTCGCGGCGACAACAACACGGTGTTCCGCATCACCATGGCCGACCACTACCAGATTTGCTCCCTCGGCGGCTGCGACGCATCGACGGAGTGGCTGCAAACGCACAAGGACGAGATCATGGAGATCGCCCAGCGTGCGTTCCAGGCCGGGATGGGCAAGAACCGCAGCGGCGGGGACTTCGGCAGCGTTTCGCCGTGGATGGCCGAGCAGTACAACAAGATGTTCACCCCGGCCGAGCAGGAGAATATCGAGAGGTATTTCCGCCAGCACCCAGAGCAGCTTAAGAATCTGCGCACGATGACCCCTGCCGAGGCGGTGGTGTTCATGCAGCGCTTTAAGGTCAATTCGCTCGACAAGGCGGTGGTACAATGAAGATCGGCACACTCGTAGCTACGCTCCTGCTTTCCGCGCTGCTAGTCGGCTGCACTCCCCCATATCGGGACACGTTCAACGACGAGGGCAAGAAACGCGGCTGGACGCAAAAGCAAACCGACGCCGCCTTCGCCTTCGCCGACCGAATCTTCTGGTCCCGCGAGACGGGTGCGAACAAGTACGTCATAGCCTACAGCAAAGTGCCTATTTCCAAGGTACGCGAGCAGCTTGAGGGCAGTTTGAAGGACCTGGATTCCGCGCTCGACCCGAAGAACGCCGAGTTCAAGCAGTACCTCGACACGTTCAACCTGCGGGAAGACGTGAAGCATGACGAAGAAATCGCGCAGGCCATCAACGACCGCCTGAACGTGGCCGACCTTCAGACCCAGTTCAAGCAGAAAATGGGCGACATCCCCGAGTCCGGCCCGGAAGCGGAGATGGCGCAGGGCTACAATGTCCGCCGCCTCTACGTCAACAAGCCCCTCGTGGACGCGTTCCCCTTCAATTCCGACGTGATCGACGCCGCGAAGAAGAACGGCACGCTCAAACAGGTCGCCGCGCTGACGATTGACGAGTCCGTTCAGTATGACCACAAGGACCCCAACCCCAAGAACCCGGAAGACACGAACGACTTTGTCTGGAAGGCACGCAACCAGAAGATCGTCCTGACCGAGTACAAGATCATCGACGTGGACAAGCCGCTCGACAACAAGGGCGATTACATCGAGGGTTACCGCGTTGTGGACGGCAAACAGGAACAATACCCGGCTATCAGGATATTCTTCCCGCCGTCCGGCAGCATGGCCCTTTTGTTGATCGACGCCGACGAGGAGGGCATGCCCGGCTTCGGGGTGCCCGACGTCATCCAGGAAATCTCTTCGACCACCAACCTGACCGACCTGATGCAGAACACGAGCCTGCTTAATAGCCTCTTTGACAAGAAGGAAGCCAGGAAGGACCGCGTGGTCAGCCCTGCCCAGCTATTCAAGGTCGAGATCGCGCCCCTCGGAGCGAAGGTCCCGGACGAATGGCAGGCGTCGCCGGACCCCAACGGTTGGATCGTCCCGTTCAAGTACGCGAACTCGCAGGGCGACAACTACAATGTCCGCCTGCGCTACAAAAGGGTGGTAATCGACCCGAAAAACCCGGAAGCTCACCCGCACAGCGAATACTTGGAGCTTGAGTACGTCGAGAAGGAATACACCAAGACCGGGGACAGGTACACGCCCTCCGCTGGTAGGGTGACCGAGTACTACCGCCCGAAGAAGGAATTCGCCGGAAAAGTGAAAGCCGATGTGCTTTATAGCGCCGACACCAAGAAGGTACAGTTCGATTTCGAGGACGGCACCATCGTCGAGGGCTTCGTCACTCCGGGCAAGAACAAGTTCATCGAGGACACCCCGTACGCCAGGTCCTACAACGAGGGGCAGAAGCGCTGGTGGATTGAGTCGTCGAACAACGACGGCAAGTACGACAAGCGCAAATCAATCGGTCAGCCCAAGGAACAGACGGGACAGTACGGCGCGGCAGAGGAAGCAGAGAGCGGCGCATCTGGCACATCGCAGAACTCGGACAACGAGTACAACCGCAAGCCTGTTGTTCCTGAAGTTAAGACGATTCAGGACGTTGAAGGTTACCTTAACGAGCATCGTTAAGACTTCCTGCCCCATGAGCATAGGAGCCGTGGAACAGGCATGACACCGATACTTCTGTACACCCTCATCGCAGCCGGGCTAGGCTGGTCAATTCATAAGAAAATGTGGGGCATCGCCGTGTTCTGCGGAGCTATGCTCGTGTGGATGCTTGTCATGCAACTGATCATCGCTATCTCCATGCACCCTATTAGTTTCTAGCCCAAGATTTTTTCAGCCAACAGCACCCCCCGACCCCAATATAAGCATAGAGGCTTTATGCTTAGAAGACTACTGATACGGGTAGGGTTGCTTGCCTTCCTACCTATTCTTATGCTGATTTGCCTACTACTCAAGCCGTGGTGGGCTTATGGGAACACCAGTCTGCGGGACAACTTCATTTGGTGGCTGTGCTGTTTTCTGGAAGGCGATATGAGCTAGCCGTCGTATTAAGTAGCATGCCCCGCGCAGCCAAAGCGAAAGAGCCTATGCCCCTTTCCGTCCCTGAGCCGAACCTGAGCATCAAGCGCTGGATTGTCCTCGGGCTAGACCCCTCCATGTCACGAACCGGGTTCGCCCTGCTCGATGTCCGTCCCGCTCCCGCGTTCACGCCCGAAGAGGGTCCGTACACTGGCGCGATTTGGCTCGCGGCCGGCTCCGTCAAGCCCGAGAGGATCGACGATGCCGGGCTTCATCCGCGCAATACGTTATGGATTCGCAGCAAGATCATGGCCCTGTATTTGCGTGAGATAGTCAAGTCCATCGCGTCCCCTAACCCGCAACCAGACGTGGGGCTTATCATTTCAATGGAATACCCCACACCCATGAACGACTACCTCACTGGGCTACAAAGAATCATCAATTTGATCTTCTTCGAAGACGGAAAACTGGCCAACATGTTTAGTGAAATCAGAATTTTGTTGACGAACGCTAGTACGCTTCGCTCGCTCATGCGTTTAGCTCAGAGGGGCAGCAAGAATAAGGCTGAGAACATCATGCGTGCGTATGATTTCATTGACAGAAGCAAATTCCCAGAATTAGACTCTGACGCCTGCGACGCCGTGCTGCTCGCCATGATGGCACGCCACGCGGCGTCTGTCATGATGGGAACCGCCCCTGAGGTGCCCGACAGGTTCCTCGCGTCGCTTTGCAGCGCCGTGCAGGAGGTCAAGGGCAAAGGGCGCAACGCCCACACGGTCACGAAGGGCCTGCTTCACAGGATCGAATATTGGTACCGCTACCGGCGTATGGACGTCTTAGTCGCCGTCAAGGATGCGTCGAATCCCAAGAAGAGCCTGAGTCGCGTCAATTTCAGTATCTAAGTAGAGAGTCGCAAGCCCCGACCCGAGGGTCACAAGGCACTGACTCTGGAGAATACATGCCAAAAGCCACGCAGAAGCCTGCGCCAGCAGATACCCGCAACTTGACAGTTGAGCAGCGCCGGGAAAAGTTCCTCGCAGCCCGCAAGATAGAGAAGCCGGATTACCAAGTCCTCACAGCCGATTTCGTGGACGAACTCGTCCCGTACGGCCTGATCACGTTCGACTACGTGCTCGGGCTGAGCGGCATCAAGCGCCACGGCTTCGTGTCCCAGGTACACGGCGACGAGGGTGTCGGCAAGTCCACGCTGACCTACCAGATTGCCGCCAACTACCAGCGGTACACGGGCGAGCCGCTGGGCGTGTTCGACTTCGAGGGCGCGGGCACTCCCGCCTACCTCGAAAAGATCGGCTGCGACTTGGAGATGGTTAAGTTCATCCAGCCGGACTGCATGGAATCCTCGGTGGACGAGACGTTGGAATTGATCGACCAGGGCTGCCGCTTCTTCATCTACGACTCGATCCCGTGGATCAACCTGTTGATAGACCGCAAGGACATCAAGAGCAGGAAGGCATACAAGGCCAATTACGGCAAGCACGCGCAGACCATGGACAAGTTCTTCAAGATTCTGCTCCCCTACGTCAAGCGTGCCGACGGCCACATGCTCATGGTCAACCAGACCCGCTCCCGCATCGACGACTCCACGGAAGCGAAGTGGGCGAACGACTACAGCTACACCAACAAGACCTACGTGCTTCCGGGTGGGCGCATCTGCCGCTTCACGCCGAGCACGATGATCGAGATGCGCATGGTCAAGGAAGTCAAGCCGTTCGATCCCGGTAAGTCTGGGGACGGCCCGGACAAAGACCCATTCGTCGTCGAGCCGCCGACAAGCGCGGCAGCGGCAAGCCAGCCCTGCGTCAACCGCGTGCGCGTGCGTTCACTCAAGAACAGGGTCACGGGCGCGGGCTTTCGCGAAGGATTCATCTGGGTCCGCCCAGCCACGCACCCGTCGCCGGGTATTGACAACCTGATGAGCATCCGAGAGCTTGCCCGCGAGTACGGTCTGATCGCCAACAAGGGCGCGAAGTGGTATGTCGGCAAGTCGTTCGACGACGCCATCGCGACGTACCCGAACAAGGACGCGGCCATCGAGGACCTGGTCGTGAACCGGAACCCCGAGATTCACGTCAAGCTGAACGCGCTTCTCGCCAAGGAGATCGCGGCGGACACCACGGGCAGGCACGCGACGGTCGTCACCAAGGAAGAGATCGACATGATCGAGGGAGACGATATGGCTCCGGTCGGCAAGGGCTTCGACGCCGAGGAAGCGTAGGAGGCAAGATGCAAAATTTCGAGGTGTACTTCAGGGAAAACGGAACCAACGTCGCCCACACTACTGTTGTTATTCGTGAAGCGGTGCGGGAAGAGTTCGCGCCCACCAAGGAGTACTCGGCGACTGAACTGGTAGATTTCATGCTGAGGCATCCGGGCGCGACGTTTATTTCCGGCGGAGTCGCGCTGTGAGGGGAGCAGCCTTCATATGGACGGAAGAATAAAAGCGCTCGTGGACGAGATAAGGAATTGCGGATGCACCTGCGATTTGATGTACGGGTACAACTGCTCTATCCACGAACCGCTAGACGAATTAGAAAAGCTTCTCGAAGACTTTGTACCACCCGAAGACGTCCCCCGCAAACTCAACTGAATCAGTATTAGCCCCTGTGCGACTTTCCGGCAAAAACTTCCAGTCATGGGCCGAGTTCGACGTCGAGATCGACGGGCTGACCGTGGTCACGGGGCCGTCAGATGTGGGCAAGAGCGCTTTGTTCCGTGCCCTAAAGGGCGTGCTGCGCAACGAGCTTCCCGCAGAATGGGTGCGCAACGGGCAGGACGAGCCGATGGAGGTGGCCCTCGACGTCGGCGGGCACAAGATTTCCGCCCAGCGCAGGCGCAAAGGATCGACCACCTACGTCATCGACGGGCAGGATTTCGCCAAGCTCGCCGGGGGCGTGCCCGACCAGCTTAAAGACCTGAAATTCGGGGAGGTCGTCCTCGGCGACTTCGACTGCGACCCGGTCTTCGGGCGGCAGAACAGCGCCCAGTTCCTCATCGACCCACTAACCTACAAGCCCGCCGAGGTGAACGCGGTCTTGGGCGCGTTCGGCGGCACCGAGAAGCTGGAGCACGGCAAGAAAGAGGCGAATCTCCGGAAGACTCAGAAGGACGCCGAGGCCCGCACTATCGCGGGACAGATCAGGGACGCCGAGGAGCGCAGGGCGAAGCTGGCCGACATGCAGCTTACGGGAGACCGAATCGGAACCGCCTTGGTAGACTTTGAGCACGGCATCCGGTCGCTGGAATCCGAGACCCACTGGCTAGGCGAGACTGCCAGGTATTGTCAGGAAATTGCCAGGTATCGCCGGATTTTGGACGCATTCGTCCTGCCGGACATCGCCGGGCTGGAGCAAGACTACCGCTTCGCGGCTGCCGCAGCGCAGGCCGCCGAAGCCGGAGCCTACGCCAGATGGCTCGCTAAGCCCATCGCGACGCTCACCAGCGCGTCAGCGTTCTGGAATGACACCATACGCCTGCGGAACGAGATCGCAGCCCTGGAGACCGCCCAGAGGGCTAGGACACAAGCAGGCTGGCTCTCCGCGACTGCGGCGAAGCTTGAGGTCGCCCCCGCGTGGGCTGACGCCAGACGCCTCTGGAACGAGATCGCGGCTCTGGGGAACGTCATGGAAGCGGGAAGGCATATCGTATCGACCGACAGGCTCAAGTCCTCCCTTTTGGGCGTCGATGCGACCTTTAACGAGGCAGTCCTGCTTTGGAGCAGTATTAGACGTCTGGAAGTGCTCAGTGCGCTGCTGGGGGAACTCAAGGGTTCGGCCGAGAGATTGGCTGGGGTCGAAGCGGAACTCTCGGCGGCGCAGTCTGAGCTTCAGAAGGGACTGTGTCCGAGGTGCGGGAAGCCCTTGGCACATCAATGCATATATGACTGAAGTCACGCAGGACAACATGAAGGAGATGCAAGGCCGGGTCAAGAAGCTCCAGGGCACCCGCGACGAGATCATCGGAACTTTCAAGGTTCAGGAGTCGAAAAGGGACGAAGCTTATGTTAAGCTAAGGGAGCTAGGGATTGAGAACCCGGAGAAGATGACTTCCAAGGAGCTTCAAGCCTTGGCCGACCAGAAGCGGGCCGAGCTTGCGGAAAAAATCGCTTCCCTGAACGAGCAGCTTGCGCAGGGCGAAAAATTGATCGAGCAATACAGAGAGCTACAACAGGAAAACTGATGGAAACGTGCAGCGTCACGAACTGCGACAATCCGGGCACACAGCGGTTCCTTGTGAAGGAGATGCCGGAGAACGGACTGGTTGTCGGCACAGCCATCACCGTGATAGTTCTTGACGAGAATGGAGTGGAGTCGGGTGAAGTGACATTTTGTACTCCGGGGAGTCCCACTCCATTGTGCGCGGAGCACTATGACCTCGTTGTAGGGATTTGCCGTCGCGCCTCGGAGAAGTCCGACGATCCGGGCAGCGAAACATTTCGCGAGATTACTAAGCTAAACAGCTAAGAGGAGAACGTATGTCAACAATGGTTCCGATGTCCCATCCGGCCACGGCAGTGAAGAACCCTGACGGCACGTGGTCCGTCCGCATCCAGCACACTGCCGAGGGCAGCGTCACCACGGTGGATTTCACGAACTTGCTCTTCGCCGAGGTCCTGGCGAAAGCCTATGCTGACACGCTGAACGGTAAGGCTGCTGTGGAAGCCAAGCTCGGGCAGATCGCCACCGATCTCGGCCCGGCTGTATCCGACGCCAAGGCGGACGTGAAGCAGGTCATCGCCGACGCGGAAGCCGAGGCGCGGAAGCTCATCGGCGCGGCGAAAGCCGAAGCCGGGAAAATCAGGGACGACGCCGTGACGCTCGTCCAATCCGCCGAGGCGGAAGCCGTGACGCTGAAGGCCGAAGCCGGAAAGGCTTTGTCCGCCGCGAAAACAGAGGCCGCGAAGCTGCTCAACGAAGCGCGGGACAAGGCCGCCGAAATCCTCAAGGCAGCCGAGAAGGCGATTCGCCCGGCACAGCCTCCGGCTGCACCTCCGCCAGCGGCTCCCAAGCCGACGGTTGAGGACGAATAACGTAGGTATTTTCCGGCAGTGGCAGCACCCATCGCCGGGAATAGGCACGCAAGCGCATCAGGACATGCTTCACCGTTGCGCCGGGCGGTGACGTTACATCGAAAGATGACCTCTCCCGCCCGAGTCGTGCCGCAAGTTTTTCGCATCTTTCCTGATAATTTAAGTATTGCAGTGTATATGAGCCACTATGGTCAGCTTGTGTACTTTGCGAGTCCCCTCACGCACTCTGACATCGCCGTCCGGCACGAGAGATCGGTGGCGATAGCCCGCGCCTGCGGGTGGTTCATGAACAACAGGCGTGACATATTTTTCTTTTCTCCCATAACTCACGCCTATTCGATAGCTTTGGAATGCACGTTGCCTTACGAGTGGACGTTCTGGTCGGAGATCGACGAATGCATGCTTTCCCGATGTGAGGAGATTTGGGTGCTCTGCATTCCCGGATTCAAGCAGTCCACGGGTGTGAACGCAGAGCGTAGGATTGCCGAGCGCCTTGGACTTCCATGCAGGTTCGTGATCCCGCAGCCGGACGGTTCTTACATAATTTCGGACACGGAGCCGGAAGATGCCGAACTTACAATATCCGCGACAACAATCTGACGAGTGCCCGGTCTGCTACGCCCCGCTCAAGGTGGAAATCTCCACTATAGACTGGGGCGCGATCTGTGAACACTATGAGACCTGCCCCAACAAGTGCTATGCCTACGAGTTCGCCTACGGCTACACTACGGTCTTCGTGAGTATCCGCGAGCATCACCTACAATTCGGGTGGGTTTACAACGACGATAAGGAAACCATTCAAGCGGAGGCTGACGCCATCAACATCATTTGCGAGGCGGCCCGACGCGCACAGCTTGAGGATTATTGGAGCATTAGAGGGGTGGAATGAGCGTTGACACTTATTTAGAATGGTGGGAACTTTGAAAATCAAGCTGGACGACCCCAAGAACCGGGTAAACCTTGTGTTCACAACAGACTGGCACTTCAGCGACATCCCTCCCGGTCGCCGGGGCGACGATTACCGCCTAGCCCTGCTGGACAAGCTCGCCTTCGTCCGTGACCTGACGGAGAAGCTCCACGGCGCGGCATTATGTGGTGGTGACATATTTCACCACAAGAAGCCCAGCCATCTCGGCAACAGCCTGCGTCTTATCATCGACCTGATCAGGGCGCTCCAGCGCTTTCCCCAGGGGCGCGTGTTCGGCTCCGTGGGCAACCACGACATCTCGTTCGACCGCATGGACTCCCTGTCCCGGCAGCCGTTGGGCCTGCTCATCGAGGTCGGCGCGTACCATAACCTGAACCGTGAGCCTGTCATATTTACTAACCAAGACGAGAGCGTCAAGGTCTCAGTCGGGACCTTCCCATATGCCGATGGTAGCGAGACCATCCAGAACATCCTGAACTCGGGGCCACGGATGCCCGGTATCACGCATCGCGTCGGTATCGTCCACGCCTTCGGTCATCCCGGAAACGCGGCGGACATGTTCGGAACGCGCACGATAGGGTATAATGAACTTGAGGACAGTGATTTCGACATATTGCTCTGGGGGCACGACCATTCCCGCCACGGAGTAGACGAGGTGGGCAAGACGACGCACATCAACCTCGGCAGCATGGCGCGGGCGGCTTTCCAGTACGACGAGCTTGACCGCCCCGTCGTGGCGGCGATCCTGTCCTTCCAGCCGGACGGGACTTGGCAGTACGGGGAGAAGCCCATTCCTGTCAAGCCGCTGGAGCAGGTCTTCACGGCGGCGGACAAGGGCGTGGAAACCGTCGCCAAGTCCGGGGAGATCACGGACTTCTTCACGGAAATGGACGAGGCTGTCTCGGGGATCGAGGTCAGCGACCCTCGCGCCGTTATCCACGAACTGTGCGGGGACGACCATCGTTTGTGCGATTTGATCCTTGAACTATGTGAACTATAAGTATGTTCATTTACCTCGTGTACAACACGATTGACGGGAAAGTTTACGTCGGAAAACACGCTGGCATCAGTGTTCAACGACGCTGGCGAAAGCATGTAGCAGATGCTAGACGGGGCGTTAAAACATATTTTTACAATGCCATTCGTAAGTACGGAGAGAATGTTTTTCAGGTGTTTACTTTGTCTTCTTGGGCCTCATCAAAAGAGGATTTGAACGCCCAAGAAGTGCATTTTATTGCTAAATACCGAGCCAACGATCCAGTATACGGGTACAACATGACCTCAGGCGGGGACGGAGGGGGCATGTTCAAGGGCAGGAAACATACCACGCAATCAAAACAAAAAATAGCGGAAGCTCGAACAGGTAAGCCAAGCCCCAGAAAAGGACAACACCACACGGCGGAAGCAAAGAGGAAAATTAGCCAAGCAGCCTTAGGCAATAAACGCTGTCTCGGCAGAAAGTTGTCCGAGGCGACAAAGCGGAAAATATCGGAAGCCACGATAGGCAGAATTGCCTCGGACGAACTATGCAGGGTACGTTCGGAAAACGCCAAGGGAGACAAAAATCCCATGTATGGTCGCAAGCGGGTGTATACTCAAGTTACTTTAGAAAAGATGCGCCAAGCGCAGCAACGACGGCGAGCTAGGGAACGTGGATGAAAATCTCAGACAAACAGGGCAATAAGTGGTTCACGGACGGGACGCTGTCCGAGGAATACTTCGTGACGCCATGAGTTCCATAAGAGACTACTGGGTCTACGGAGCCGCCGAAAAAATTGAAGCCGACCTCCGTCAGACGGAAATAGGCTGGGAAGACCAAGACCCGGAGGTCGTGGAAGCACGGCTGGAACGCTGGGCGAACCTGATTATGACGGTGTTTTTGGACAGCTACGGGTCTGGTGGCTGAAAGATGATCTTGGAGGTTTGACCTATGATGACTTTTGAAGACCTACTTTGCGATGCCTGCTTGCACCTTATGGAAACCAGTGCCCACGGAGTACCGCTTGCCGACTTCTGCAAGCGCTGCCGGAACAAGGATATTTGGGTTGACCGTGCAGGTGCCTGCGAAAGCACTTGAAACGAAGGACAAAGAATGAGAGGCGAATACAGGCACGGCATCTGGTGCTCCGGCAGCGAGAAGCACCCCCGCACGCCGGGTGACTCCTGCTCCTGCCACTCCTGCGACCTGTTCCTCAACCGCCTGGATGTCCTCCGCCACAACGGGGACCAGATCAAGCGCACGCTCCGGGTCGCCGCCTGCCCCGGTTGCCACAAGCGCACCGAGTTTCCGTTCACCGGTGTCCCGAGGGAGGTTTACTGCGCCGAATGCAACATGTGGGCACCAGTCGAGGAACTCTCCTGGGACGGTGAGGATTTTGCCAAGCTCCTGCCGGTGTTCGACAGACCATGACCGCAACGAGGGTCAGGGACGCTCTCCTATATCTTGTTCTGAGCGTCGTGGCCTTCCGGCTTTGGCAGCGGACGGGCGACCTGCCGTGGACGCTCGGGGCTTGCGGCTTCGCCCTCGCCTCGATCAGGGAAACCCTGCTGCTGATGAAAGAGATCAGCCGACAATAAGCACTGCCCATTTGCGCTTTGCGAATCTCTCAATGTACGCTGGAGCGGCAACAATGGCAAGGCGGCGGAAAAGGGACAGGGTCGAGGAGAGGATTTACAAGGCGCTTTGGCATGTTATGATCGCCGCAGTCGGCGTCTACGAGCTTCGCAGCCACAAAACCAGGGGTTCCAAGGTTCTAGCCTACGGTCTGATCGCCTTCCACATCGACGCCGCCGTTGCCGACGCGCTTGACAAGCCGCCCCTGTCCCGGCGTATACTTGAGTGGGCACGCCCCAAATGACAGCCACCCCAAAAGCAGCACCCGACAGAATCCACTTGTTCGTCTACGGCACCCTCAGGCGCGGCGAGCCGGGGCACGAGCTTATGTCTGGCTCGACCTTCGTTGCCACGGTGACGAAGAGCCACCTCTGCTGGATCGACAGCGCCGAATATCCCTCCTGCGTCGAGACCGACAGCGCCGCCGACGTGGTCACGGGGGAAATCTGGGACGTCCCCGCCGCCGACATGCCCCTCCTCAACGAGTACGAGGGCAAGAACTACAGGCTCGCGAAGCTGCGGGACTCCAACCTGCACGCCTACCTGCTGAAGGAAAGCGACGCCGACAAGTACGTCGAGACCACCTAAAAATCCAGTATCACAGAGAAATGAAACCTAACTTGTGGTTCACGTCTGATTTCCACATCTACCACGCGAAAATCCTGTCGCTCGGCAAGGGCCGTCCCTTCACCGACGTGGAGGAGATGCACGCGGCAATCGCCGACAGGCACAACGCGGTCGTCCGCCCCGGCGACCTTGTCTACAACCTCGGGGACTTTGCCCTGAAATGCACGTGGGAGCAAGCTTATGCCTTTCGTCAGCGGCTTGCAGGGCAGCAGTACTTTCTTTTCGGCAACCACGACAATATCGCGCAGGAGATGATCCGGCATGTTCCGAACTGCTTCGTGCGGTCATGGGGCGACCCGGACTCGCCGGGGGCGCACGTCCTCAGGCTCAAGGGCTACGGCGACATCCCGAAGATAACGCTGTGCCACTTCGCCATGCGCACGTTCCAGTCGTCCCACAAAGGAGGCTGGAACCTCTACGGGCACTCCCACAATCAGCTTCCAGAGGAGCCGAATTTCCTTGCGTTCGACGTGGGCGTGGACTGCTGGGATTACCGCCCGGTCAGTATTGAAGAAGTGGCGCAGAAGATGAAAGCCAAGATTCCCGCGTGGGAAGCTTGGCGTGCGACTCTACCTCAAGGACGAATAGAATAATGAGCGAGCAATTTGACCCAGAAGCGGGGCAGCCGTTGCCCATCACGACCAAGAAAAGCATTGACGTAGCTGTGGAGGTGGCTGAGGGATTAAAAGCGCAAGGTTTGGGGAGCATCGCTGACGACGTCGAGGCGCGTATCCGCATCGGGGAGCGCAAGTACGGCAAGAGGCTGCAATCCTACAACGGCAGGGACGCCGTCAAGGATTTGTACGACGAGGTGCTGGACGCTTTGAATTACTCGAAGCAGCTTGAGATCGAGGGCAAGAATAACGGCGCTTTCTTCAGGCAGCTTGTCGGCTTGGCCGCCGCCGTCAAGTTCATGCTTGACAACCCGGCGAAGTAATGTATTCCGAGCATATCTGCTACTTCGCCCACGGGGGTGTTCCCTGCACACGCCCGGTTGCGCATAGCATCTGTAGGGCGTTCACTGTTGACGGCATTCCTGTGGAGAAAGGGGAGAATTGGATGTGCGAAGAGTGTTTCCAAGCTCGGGTGGAGTTCGCCCGTGAAGATGGGCATGATTGGGCGGTGAGTGTTTAATGTGCGACTGTAACGAAAAGAAGAACTGCTGCGGGTGCTTAAAGGGTGGCTGCGATTGTGTCTGCGACTGCGACTGCCATTCCAACCGGGCGACTGACCCCTGTTACAACTTTCCGCGCCTAAGTTGCCCCGAGTGTGTCGCCGCCGAGGAAGCTTGGGTACAAAAGATGGATGAGGAAGAAACAGAGGAACTCCGCCAGTACAACGCCAACCTTCCCAGCGATGCCGAGATCAAGCGGGTCTTAGGGTGAGTAACAAAGCCATATTCTTTCTGCTTTACGGGGGGACGATAGTCGGCATGTTGCTGCTGACCTTCCTGCTGAGCCGGGGGCACAAACGATGAGCGAGATGTACATTGCGGCGGCCCAGCACCTAGCCGCCAGGATCGACGCGATGTTCACGTCCGAGAAAACGCTGGAGGACGCGTTCAAACTTCTCTATCCCGGCCTGCCCTTCGACCGCACCGATCACTGGGCGCACGTCTTTGAGACCTTGCTCAACGAGGCCTGGGACGCCAAGGGCCCGGTCGTCAAGGGTAATCCGACCTCTATGGATCGCCTACACATCATCCGGGCACTTCACCCGCTGCTCGACTACAACCTCTTCACGCAGGCGCTTCTCAACCTCCAGGGCTACACGGGCATGTTCTACTTGACCGGGGACGCGGAGAAGGAGATCGAGCGCATGAGAGAGAATTGGAAGGCGAAGCAGTGGAAGTCCGACCCGTTCGCCCCGAAGGTGAGGATGGTCAAGCAGGCCGAGGCGGTCACGGAGGAGCAAAGGGAGTTCAACAATGTCCTCTCCACGCTGAGGGCGCTCCGCATCATCACGCAGTTCACCCCGCAGATCAGCTTCCGCGTGTCGCCCAAGGGCAGCACCCCGGCGTTCGCCGATTCCCGCAACATCAGCATGATCGGCATGGGCGGCGACAAATACTTGCGCACAATCCCCGCGCTGACACCGTTCTACGTCACATGGGACCAGGTGCCGCAGATGGCCGTGTCGTGCGGTACCCAAATGAACGGGGTATACGCCGTGGACGGAAAGCCGGGCGTCGTGTTCAAGGCCGATGGCATCCCATACGAGTTCGTCTCCAAATCTGGAGGAGAAATCCTCCAAGACGTCCTGTTCGCCCGCAGGCTGATGTACGAGATATTCGGCGGCGTGGACACGACCAAGGAAACGTGCATCATGTTGCCGCGCATGAACTCCCTGCTCGTGGTAACCGACGCGGGCGGCGCGAGCCTTCTTGACGCTTTCGCGCTGCTGCGGGCCAAGTACCCCATGGTACAATTGACCGAGGGTGTCCGTGTCTAGGCTTTGCGAGTTCGACTTCTCGGACGGGGCGGAGTGTGCTGAGACCGCCGTGGCGAACATAGCCGAGCATTGGTACTGCGCCGAGCATTATGATGTGTGGATGGCGTACTACCGCAGGAGCTTCGCCACCAACGGTGAAAAGTTCGACGAGCGGATGTTTAGAGAAGCGTGGGAGAAGTAATGGCTAGCCACACTTGCGACTGGTGGGTGCTAGAAGAGTATGATGACCATGACCAGGAAGTCCCTTGCGGCAAGCCAGCCGTGGCGCACATAGACTGGGGCGACGGGGTGATTTACTGGTACTGCGCCGAACACTACGATATGCGCATCTCATACATCAAGGAGTGCGGCCGGCGGGACGTGCTGGAAGCGAGCGGCGTGAGATGAAGCAGTGCAGGTGGAATGGCGTTGGCCGTTGCGACAAGCCGGGCGTCTGCTCCATCGACTGGCCCGATGGCGACGGAAATACTAAGTGGTACTGCGCCGAGCACTACGACCGCCTAATCGCCGCTCTGAAAGAGTCCGGGCGGATAGCCTTGCTGAAGGGAAAGCATGCCTAAGCGAATCTTCCTGCTAGACACGATGTCGCAAGTGTACCGCGCCTATCACGCGGCGGCGCACCAGTCCATCAGAATGTCCACCAAGGCGGGCTTCCCCACGGGCGCGACCTACATCTTCGCAAGGATGATGAAGAGGCTGGTCGATGAGCACAAGCCCGAGTACATCATGGCGTGCATGGAGGGCAGCGGGATGACGAACCGCGAGAGGCTGTACCCCGAGTACAAGGCGAACCGCAAAGGCGAAACACCCGAAGAGCTTCAGCGCCAGTTCCCCTACATCGACAGACTGCTTGAAGCCTACAGGCTGAGGCGGATCAGCGTCCCCGGCTACGAGGCGGACGACATCATCGGCACGCTGTCCCGGCAGTTCTACGAGCAGGATGCCGGGAACATGGTCTACGTCGTGTCGGGCGACAAGGACATGCTCCAGCTTGTCAATGACCGCATCCTCGTCGTGAATCCCATGAAGGGGCTGCTGGCGGACGCGCAGAAGGTCGAGCTTATCGTCGGCGTCCCCCCGGACCGCGTGACTGACGTCATGGCGCTTCGCGGCGACACCGTGGACAACGTGCCGGGAGCGCCGGGCATCGGCGACAAAGGCTCCGTCGCGATCATCAGGCAGTTCGGGTCGCTGACCGCCGCCCTCGACAGGGCCGGGGAGGTGACCCGCAAGAGCTACCGCGAGTCGCTCCAGAACAACCGGGCGCAGATCGAGCTTAGCCACAGGCTGGTCACCATCGACCGGGACGCCCCCATCGGGGCCGTCGCGGAGGAGGAACTGGCGCGGATGGCGTTCGCCGGGCCGGACGCCGATGCGCTGAAGGGCGTCTACGCCGAGCTTGAGTTCGCCTCCCTGCTGGGCAAGGAGTCGCTCGCCGCCGTGGAGGACTTCGCCGAGATCGTCCAGCCGGAGCCTCCGGCGAATATCGACACGCGCACCACGATGTCCGAGGAGCAGGCGAACAAGCTGATCGACAGCTTTTGAGGAAGACATGGGGAAAACCTACAACGACGGCGTGAAGGATTGCATGGCGGTCATCCAAAAAAGGGTGGACGACCTCACGCAGAAGGAAACCGAGACGTTCCGCGATCCCGCGAGCGGTCGCTCTGAGACCATCAAAAAGGGCGAATGGACCGGCAGCGCCTACGAGCACCAGTTATTCACTGGATTGCTAGCGAAATTCTCCGCCCTTTTGTGAGGAATAATGAAAC